CTAGTCGCTATTGGAATTTTTCATATTAAACCGACCGGCCTTAAGTTCATCAATCAAACCATTCAGTGTTTGAATTCTTTCTTCACGTTCCCCTATATACTTTTTAGCAGCCTCAATATATTCACGTTTAGCTAAAAGATCTTCCTCTGTTCCCCTTATTTTTGTAGAGGCAGCATCAACCCTCTCATAGGCCGCTTTCACTTCATTCTCAAGCTTACCAATACTCTTTTCTACATCAGCCTTTTTAGCCATTGTATTCCTTATTGCATTCTTCTCAAACATACTTTTTGCATTTTCCTTCATTGTAGAAGATAATACAGACGAGAATAAACGCAGTTTTTCTAAACTTTCTTTCTTTGTCGCTGCAGCCTCCTGTGCAGTCGTTTTCTCGTTTCTTTCCTTGGCAAGCCTTTTATCAAGAGAGTCTATGTCTTTTTCGGATCGTCGAATTGCATCATTTGCACGAGATATTTCATCCTTGTATACTTCAATCTCTGCATCATGCGTTTGTATCTCCTCCTTATACTTAATAAGAAGGGCCTCACGTTTTGCTTTACTTCTTGCTTCAGTTGCAAGTCTAGCAGTGGCCGCCTCTTCTTCACGAAGACGATTTAATTCTGCTTGAGCCGCCTCTCTTCTTCTTGTTTCGTCTGCAACACGCGCAGCTTCCGCAACACGAGCTTCTTCTGCAGCACGCGCGGCAGCTTCAGCTTCCTCTTCTGCTCTCTTTGCAGCTGCAGCCGCCACCTCAGCTCTCTTTCTATCTCTCTCTTCTATCTCCTTTTTACGTTCCATACGTTTCTTCATTTCTTTGACTTCGCGCTCAGCCCTATTTGCAGCAGTCTCTCGATAGCGCATTGTTGTAAAAGCCCTTTTAATCCTGTTTCTTAAACTAAAATTCTTTCTTAAATTCGTTCTGTTCTTACGTGTACCTGTTCCTTTCTTAGCAGGAAGTAATCCACGATTCACAGTATTTGCACGAAAGACAAGAGGGGGTCCAGGTGGCAAGACAGGAACAGCCTTTCCCCATAGTTGACCAGGTGCAAATGGTTGAGGAGGCGGTCCTTGATTATATTGTATTGGATTAAAGCCAATACCGGCCATTTATTCTTAGGTGATATTTAAAACGCACCCCCCCCGAAAAATTGAAACTTCACCTTGCAATCTCCCATGTACAATGGTGTTTGAGTATAGTAAGAATGAGAAGGGAGAGTTTGTTTGCCCAACTTGCAAGGTTACAAAGAAGAAGCAGAATACAATGCACTATCATATGAAGAGGCATGAGGGAAATTTACCCTTCGAATGTAGCCATTGTAAGAAGCAATTCCAATTCCAGCAAACACTGGATCTGCACCTTCAGGCCAAGCATCGGGAAGAGGTTGTAAAGAAGCCTACACTCAAGTGTCCAGTCGATGGCTGTTCATTTGAGAGTTTAACAGAGGGAAACCGGAGGATCCACTTTCTGAGGAAGCACTGTATTGAGGAGGTCTCAAAGATTCTTACACGTAATGACACAACATATTCATGTAGTTCGTGTAAGCTCACCTTTCAGTCGAGTACCGCCTTTCATTATCATGCTGCTTCTTGTGTATCATTGGATACAGCAAAGCAGAATTATATGAATAGGATTTATTGATTACTTCTCGGTGAATGTCTGTAGCTCATTCACGATACTATACAGATGGTATCCGAGGGCCGCAAACGTGGCCATCAAGAGAAGCTCATAACCGGCGCGCGGCGTCTTTTTTCCGTTGTAGCCGATGTAGATGAGAAGAGGTGCAACAATCAGTACGTGGAAGATATTCACCCATGCGAAGGTGGAACCGACCATAAGACGAATCACAGACTTGTATGCGTGGTAAAATAAGATGATGCCGCCAAGGGCAAGCAGAACCTTGTACAACCATTCCTCCGTGGCGGCTCTCTGAAATGCAACATATCCAAAAAGAGGGACGACGAGTAGTATATGGAAAAGCGCTATGATCACGTGACTATTCATTCTTCTTTAAGGTGGAATTTTTTCTTCAGGAGCAAGTCTGCATGTTCAATGGAACCCTCCACCCACCCCTGGCGTTCGCTGAAGGATTCTCCGCAGACATAAATGCCAGGATACACCTTCGGGAACGGCACAAGCGCCTTCTCAGACTCCTCTTTTACACTATATCCCCCAGGAAGCCAATAGGATACACCCTCTTTCCACTCATGTACTTTGAATAATAGGGGGTCGGGTATATCTTTCTCAGGAAAGAGGGCGCGAATCTCTTTCATCACCTCGGCCTCAGGATCTTTTCCAGAAAAGGCCCTTGAGAACTTCGAGTCCGTATAGGAAATCATGATCACACCTTTAGAATCATTAATCGGTAGGATATACCGTATAGGCATAGGCGTAACAATACGAGGAAGGCCGTGAAACCACGATTTTCCGCCTCGCACAGGAAATACAGCATACATACGTGTAAGAGGCTCCATCTGTATTTTCTTCAGTGTAGTGAATCCCTTGAAGAAAGGTATAGAGCGCATTGCATTTGCATGCAGTGCACAAATGATCTTTTTCGCATGAATCTTTCGTGTAAGTCCTTCAGAGGTAAACTCTGCCCACCCCTTTCCTAGACCAGTGCATGTATACTGTGTAAGAATCACCGCGCCTCTCTCCACACATTCCGCCGCCATTTTTTCAGCAAGGGCTCCAAGGCCCTCTACGCAGACGGAGAAGCCTTCATGCGATTTCATTTCATTTGAGAATTCACGAAGCCCTTCATCTGCACGTAAATAGACAAGCTCGGAATGGTAGGGGAAACGGTCCATCCAACGTTGCGTTGCTTTCTTTCCGTGGATGGAGATGAGTAATTCTTCTAGAGTATGCTTTGCGAGTATATCGGATGGTAGAGCAAGAAGTGGTCCAAAGAGGATATCAAGGGAGGGCTCAAAGATATTCTTTTCTAACGGCGCAGAACCAGATTCTTTGTACATCAGGTCCCCGCTAATGGGTGCAGTATGAAGACCATACTCACGAAGAAGAGCATGGAGGCGTACATGAGAGTCTGAGATGCGCCCTGCGCCAATTTCCCACTGAACGGCAAGATCTCCAGGAAGAGTTTTATGATAGGTCGCCATACGTCCGCCCAAGACTTTGTAGTGTTCGCAAAGAACAAGGCGGAGGGACGGGTGAGCCTTTAGGAGTTGTCTGGCACAGTAAAGTCCTGCAATACCGCCTCCTATTATAAGTATATCATAAGGGTCCATTCCTCTCTTTTATTGTTTAAGAATTATCGTTGAACACTTAACACGGGATCCCTGTGCATGCCAATCAGATAGATCATAATTCTTTTGATACATGCTTAACATTGAAACTGGAACCCATTCAACAGCCCTGTGTTCGCTCGTATTGATACGTAAGGGACCCATCTCAATTGCAGTTGCAGTCCAATAGGGTCGTCGCCCCCAAAGATCAGGTTCGTCTGAACAGATGACGTAGTGATCCCCCTCCACAAGTCCAGTTTCCTCTTGAACTTCTCGGACAGCAGTTTCCCTCCAGGACGTATCGAATGCTTCCCTGTGTCCTTTCGGAAACCCCCAATTTCCAGATCCCAGATTCTGAACAAGTAATACAGTATCACCGTTCATAATCTGAACACCTGCACCCCTAAAACCAGTAATAAACTGAAGGAGCGCAGCGAACACAATTGGATTCATTTTATAGATACTGTGTGAATTTTACACCCTCATTTTCTCCGTGCGTACATGCTTTATAGTATTCTGTAGGAAGAGGCTTAACTGAATTCTGTGTGAGTCGTGAAAGAACCTTTGAACGTGACTCGACTGGACGAATCGTATGCATATCCCGTAGTATCTGCGGGTGTTTAATGTTTTCAGGTGGAAAATTACGGCGAATGATAAACCCTGCATAGATACGCGCATAATGATTCGCCTTTGCAAGATGATTACGAAGAATAATCTTCTTTTCAGTTAAACATGTATTACAGTCTAACTTAGATGGTGCATCGTCTACCCAACGATGATACATTTATATAGTATATTGCATTTAATTTAGGCCTTGCACCCATTCAACAATCTTAGTTGCATCAGAACTCTGAAGAGTTCCTACAACCTTCTTATTCTTCACGACGAGGAATGCCGGGATTGAGCGTACTCCACAGTATCCAGGAGTATAGTCATTCGCATCAATATCGCATTTTAGCCATGTAACATTCTTGAATGCAGAAAGAAGGGTATCCGTATTTACACGCTTGCAAGGGCCACACCAGCGAGCAGTAAACCAGATTACGACGAATCCGGGAAGGGGCTTCTCCCACTCCTTCAGTCCAATCAGGGCCTCAAAGTACTCCTGGCTTTCCAACTGCTCCATCTGATCTCCTAGATGAAATGCTCGTTATGAGCGAGACGCGGCGAGGGTAAATCCTGCAAGGGAAAGAAGGCCTAGTGTTCCAAGAAGAAAGGGATCTGCATAGGAGTAGGCTTCGCCGCCACCTCTTTGCACAGCTTGAGCTGGAGCGACTCCTGGAGCGGGCAAAGCTGCAGCGGGCAAAGCTGCAGCGGGCAAAGCGACCCCTGGAGAGGGCAAAGCGACCCCTGAAGAGGGCAAAGCGACCCCTGAAGAGGGCAGAGCTAGCGTAGGTAAAGGTGCGCCCATACCCTTTAACCATGAAGCCGGTCCATATTGCTGAAACAAATTTGCAATGATTGCACTTGAAAGAAGTCCCGCAAATGTAGTGGCCGTCGTTGCCATTTGCCCATACGGTGCAGGTTTTCCGATAAAAGATGCGCTAACTCCAGAAATGGTGATAGCAATAAATAAGTAGAGAATATTAATATAAAACATTGCGTTTGGATTCGGCGACACGATACCTGAAACTACACTAATCATATTTTTCCCGATTCCTGCTGATCCATAATAGGGAATATCAAGTCCCTCTGAAAAACCCTTCCCAATCTTTTCTTTATCAAACGCTTGAATAATATCGAATATCCACCATGCCCCAAGGGTGAGCGGATTCATCAGTATCTTTGCAAATCCAGTTTCGACACTACCCACTGCAAAATGATCTATTCCAAACAGTCCACCTAGTACAGTAAGTAGACGGTATTGTTCAAGTGTAACCCCTGTTTTTATAGGAGGAAGGCTCATTGCTACTTTAGTTAAACAGTAAAGACAAGGCCACCAAACCCATTTACAACACGGAAGACATTGTGATTCGTGGCATACACCGTCACGTGTGCATTTCCTCTTGGAGGAGACAGCTGCGTATCGGGGACCAGTGTAGCCTGTAAATGAATGCTATCAATACGAGATGCATTCATGCTTCCACTCGGCTGCAAGTCCTCGGGACGAAGGGCAAAGCTATAGGAATAAATGAATGTATCAAAGGGAATCACCGTATGGTGTTGCCACGGCTGTACAAGCCGGAAATATCCTGCATCGCGAACCTCGAACCGGTCCTGGCCGTCCAACTGGAAGGTTGCACTCGCCAATAAATCTGTGGGAGGATTTCCAGTCTCGTGTGTTGCAAGACTGCTGTAATTAAACCACTCGTGGTATTGCGCCATGATGGAACGCTGGAACACCCAGACAAACTCGCGAATAGGGTGATTAAACTCAATAGGCACGTTCACGCTTGTGGCATTGGCCGTGATTGATACCTGCGGTGTGTATTGAACCTGCTCAATCAGATACTCGTGGGTATTGCTCACGAACCGACGGCGCTCCTCTACATCGAGGTTCACATAGTCTCCCCACATCTGCATCGAAACGATCTTGGCCTGCTGTACCTGTGTAGTATCACAATTTGCAACGAGTGCTTGACTATAGAAGAGTTTCTGGAGAGGAGCAAGTGTTATATTGATACGAATAGGGTGATACTGAAGGGCAATCAGTGGTAAGAAGAGTCCAGGATTCTTATTGAACCAGAATCGTAAGGGAATATAGAGCTTCACGGGCCCATAGATATCGGGTGTAACAGAGGAAGACTTTCCTATCATGTTAAAAAATCCTGCCTTCTGGCTCTCCGTCGTGGTGAGGGAAGACCAGATCTCCATCCACTCTCCGTTCTGCCGATCAATCTCCTGCTCACCGACCTCAATACTGATTTCCTGGATAAGGGCATGTCCAATGGAATTGCAGTACGAAGCGGGGCTCCCATCTGTCCCCTTGAGTGCAGGAAGAGTAACCTCCAGAATAATTGGGCCCAGCAAGTCTCCGCGACGAGGAACAAGGCAGCTCAGACGCTTTCCGAAATCGGGATCTCCATCGAAGGTCATAGGCTGAGACTCAATCGCAAAGTTCGTGTAGCGGCGATACACCATTTTGAACCATGTAATTTGGGGATTGCCCGTTAAAAAAATATCCTGTTTTCCCATTGCGACAAGTTGAAGTAAACCACCTCCACCAGGCATTTCTATCTACCTTACATGAGTAGTTTTAGACCCGCGTATCTAACTTATTTAGATTCCTTCTAGTAAAGAGAGTATGGACCCATTTGCAGCAAGTGGAACTTCACCTATCTTCCGGAGTCTATTTGCAATAGATCCCATTACATATTTACCGATTTCGAGCCAATATACTTTGGTAACAGACGGACTCGGTGGAATCGTCTGGCAAGATCCGTTCGCCACTCTTTCCACCTTTTCTGCTACACGTGCTTCAGGGATTGATTATCTTCCTTCATCCATTTATTCTTTTTCAACCCAACTTCTTACTCTTTCCACGATTACAGGCACAACTTTTAGTAGCTTAGCGTATTCAATCGCCTCAGGGGGTATACCGGGTAGCATAACAAGTAATCAGCTTACCAGTACAGTGGCGGGAATCTACAATCCTCTATCCTATGTGTCTACTGGACATCTAACCAGTACTGTTGATAGTTTCATTGGTGGCCAATTCAGTTATTCTCTCAACGTTGTGAGTACAAATATAGGCCTCGCTACGTATGGATATGTTTCCACATCTCAGCTCACAAGCACCACCACATCTCTTGCAACTTCAATTGTGAGCAGTGTGGCAGGTCTCTCGGGTGTAGGGTACATCAGCACATCTCAGCTCACAAGTTCTCTCATAGGTCTCGGTACTCTCAGATATATTAGTGCAGCAACACTCAATTCAACAACTGCTGGTATCTATACAACTACAAACAGCACAAGAACAAGTTCCCTCATAGGCCTCGGTACATTCGGCTATGTCTCCACCTCTCAGCTCATAAGCACAGGATCAGGTCTCCTACGCAATGTAAGCGTGGACCGTGTTGGAAATCTCAACGTCTACAATAGTCAAGTTGTCGTTTCAAGCCTCACAAATTTTGCTTTCCTCAGCAGTTTCTACATGTCCTCACTGATCTATTCTGGAAACTCTGGCCCTATCACAGTCTCCACGTCTGCATCGATTGGTGGTGCTGCAACCGATGTGTATTTCTCCACAGCTCTTCTTAGATTCAGCGCTCACTCGAATTATATTATACCTTCTACGAAAATCACGCTCGACTATTACCCCAATTTTGTCTTCAGTTATATGAATAACACTGCGGCCACGAAAGTCTATCCGATCAGTACGATGGTTGTTCATGATAATATAAGAACAATAGGAAATACAAATAATGCATGGATGGTGGCGAATGGATTCACTGTAGGGCAGTCCAATTCCTATCAGGTCCCTATGAGAGTCTCATTAATGGGTGCAGATGTGATGAATACATATGATCAAGACTGTATGTTACTGCATCGCATCCCAAATAGTCTGGGGTATGGTATATCAGGTGGATTTCAAAGCCAAACTGTAAACCTATACACGACATCGACAAATAGTCTATATATTACAGTGCAAAATTTACCCATTGTAATATAACATCGTTATTATTTCTAGTTTAATTTAGGATCTCATACCGTCGTGACTAAAAAATAAGGAAGTTAAAACTTCCTTATTTTTTATGTCATACGACCAACTAACCGATGAATCTTAAAATTAAGAAAGCTCTTTGAGCTTCCTTAATTTTAAGTTCATATGGTAGTAGAATGAGCTCACTCTCACAAAGAGTATATGATTATGATACAACATTTATGAATCAAATAAATATAAAAGGCCCACAAAATACGATTATACCTTCACAACAGTGTTTAACTTCGGATGGTCAAGGAAATGCATTCTGGTCGACGGCAACCTTCTCCACTTTTATTCAAGGATCGACCAATACCTCCACATTTGGATTCAATAGAATTAGTTTTCCAAATGCAACCTATTCTTCCGACCTGAGTTATAATTCCTTCACATTCGGTGAAACAGATTATATTGGATTCACGCCTTCCTCCATGTATTCAAAGTCGTTTACAGAATTTGCCACTCCTACGCAATTCAGTTTAAGTAATGCTACGAATACTCTTCTTTCAACGGTAAGAAACTTTATTAACATTTCTAGTCTGTATGGTAGCTTTTCCATCTCGACCTTCTCAACAACAAATACAATTCTTCTTGAAAATACAAAAGCCTATAACCAGACCTTTGTTATTCAGTCAAATGTATCGGATCCAGTAAATAATATCTCCACACTCCCCTGGAATCAAACGATCTCCACACTCCAGTTTGCAGCCATTGGTGGTCTTTCTCTCTCGACAAACACTGGGCAAAATCTTATCGCTCTCCGTGTACAGAGTTTTACAAGCTCTGGATTTCGTCTCATGGAAATAACTGCTAGCACGATGTCTACAACGACAAATAACACTCTGAGGATGATCTCAAGTTATGTCTATATAACAAATTTCTCATCGGGTATATCAACAGGGACGGCGCAATCCTCTCTTTCAACCCTGATTGATTTTTATTCAAGTCTCATCAGCATTACTACACCTGGCCAAGGAACGCCCTTCTCCACCAATACGATGAATATGCTAGAGCGTGCCGCCCTTTCAACCGTGAATATTCTTTCCACAACTACCTATTCGAACTATACGTTTGCAACAACGTATTCAACCCTCTCTACCACAATTGGTATCCAACCCTCAACATTCACCGCAATGTTCTCATCGATTCTATCGAGCGTTGCTTTCCCAGGGTATCAATACTCTACGATGACAAGCGCCGTTTCAACGCAACTTTACACTATGCTTGTGCCCCAAACCATCGCATCGACAAATTCCATCCTTAGCCAGACTCTCTATACTCTCCCCTCAGGAGACACAGTGAAGAATCTATGCCAGACCCTTGTCGATATCTCAGGTGCAACATGGGGAAATATTGCGAATACGGTTCAGTCCACACAGTTCATCTCGTATAGTTCAAATGTTCTGCAAACTCTCAGCACAGCGGCCATCTCCCTTTCAACCTTTTCAACAACATTCCGCCTTCGATCAGGAAAACTCCTCTATTCCTCTGTAACCTACACTGTACTGAATCATATGGCAGTAGGCGGATCAACGCCCATGAAAAACGTATCCTCCTGCTACGATCTACAGTTTTCATCATGTTCTTTCTTCATCCAGCCATTCCTTCGTTACATCACATCCAATTCGAGGGTCTTTTTCGAGTATTCACCCAACTTCGCCTTCTCCAATACAGTACCATTCTCGAGCCTAGGTGTACGTCTTGGAGACAATGCCTATGAAGTCTCAAGCTTCTTTCAATATAACGAAGAGGTTATCAATGCAAGTGTAATTTCAGATACTGCAAATTATGTATTTAAGAATCCAGTGAACATACCCTTTTCGCAAAGCTATGCGCCCGTGATTCGTACACAAGTACCGACGGATTTCTTGTTAAGAAACAATTTAACCCCCTATGTGATGACTCATCAATTCAGAAATATTCTTCTGGAAATTCCTAGTACTCCCACATTCTCCCTTGTTCTTCCAAATCCTAAACGAGGAACGGTGAATGCAAATACCTCAAACATTGGCTTTACTGAAGATAACAGGATGTTCTATGATAGTGCACGTGTTCAAACACGAAACAACACTCCCGCCAGAAATGCACTCTTCATTACGATTTTAGATGCTAATTTTTAACCATTATCGAATTCTGAATAGTCCGTCCGCCTTATTATATTTTCGCGGAATCCAACGAATCTCTAACCAGTCCATATCCTTTACAGCGGCAAGTACATCCGTGTAATATTTAGCAACATAGCCTTGCGATGGTTTCCTTCCATTTACGAGGCAGTGTATCACGGAAAGATTATCATTTTCAACTTGTATACTTCCAACTTGATAGTCCTGTGACATCTGTATTCCATCTAAAATGGATGCCCATTCCGATTCATATGAGTTTTGATGTTGAAAATAGGTTTTCACAGATTTATAGACTTCACCTTCATCTTTAAGAAGACACGCAGTTCTAGAAATACGATCTGTATACCGAAAACTACCATCTGTTTGGAGTAAACCCACCACACTTGGCTTTACATGTACTTTTGAACCTAACAGGGTAAAGCGTTTCAGCAAGTGAGTTGACATATACTATGGGGATTCATTTTCTCTTGAATCTTAAAATTAAGGAAGCTCAATGAGCTCTCTTAATTTTAAGTTCATCTGGTAGAATGGCATCGAGCCGCAAATTTCTTGATACCGATATTATAACACTGAGAAAGATCTATATACGCGATCAATACAATTCGACGATCTCCGCATCCTCTGTCCTGATTAGCGATGGTGCTGGAGGGACATATTGGTCTCCTCTTACCACGATCGGTCTTACACCCACGTTCAACCAATTGAATCTCGGTTTCAATACATACACGGCAACAAACGTTTCAACCAGTCTGACGATTCTTCCTGGTCCTGGTATAGCCTTTCAGGACGCAGGTCCCGGGCTCCGTACAAATTATCTCTTTTCACGTGCATTCCAAACGATTGCAGTGAATGGGCAGCAAACACTTAGTGCATTTTCAAATGCAACCCTCACACCCACACTGAACTTTTCAACCTCGGGCTCCGTGCAGATCACGACAGACACTCGAACCAATACACTCTTTTTCAACACTGGAAACCAGTTTATTAATGTAATCTCAAATGCGAGCACTGTTACATTGGTACCTAGGGCACCCTTTCAGACATTCACTTCACAGACGGTTTCCACTTTACAGTTCGCAGGGATCGGTGATGTTTTTCTTACGACGAATATGAATACAAACACTGTAAATTTCAATCTACGTGGATACTCTCAGACATCGTATACTGCACTCAGTGGCGAGGTCTTTACACTCGCTTCTACCATCGTAGGGCAGATCAGCACAACGTATCTTCAAAAACGTGATTTGTCTACGGCAATTTCTGTCTACTCCACGACGATTGCACAAGCGTACGCCCTTTCCAACATATCCTCCGCGACTTCCACAATCACCTATTCTGTCTGGCTCGCAACCCAGTCCACATTTAGTACCAATGCATACTCCACCCTCACCATGATTTCAACGCAAAACTACATAACACTTTCAACCATCAATGGTACAAATTTCGAGGGAATCTCATCGATCTCCTCACTTCTTTCCATAGCTCTTGTATCCATTTCCACCACAACATTTAACCAGCTATCGAATCTCTCTACGACTCTGCCGCAGAATATTTCAACGATCTCCTCCTATTATTATGGTGTGAATCAGTCCACCCTCAGCACATTCATCTATGGTACACTCGCAAGTACCACTGCTGGGTATTCCACTTTTTACAGCACGCTTGCAAATCAATCCTTCAGTACAATCTATTCCTTCAGTACACCGATTGTGAGCAGCCAACTCATTAGCACAACATCCTCTCTTCTTTCTCAGGTGTCCACCTTTTACACGTACATGTCCACCTTATCCACGACCCTCACCTCAACCTTCGTTGGAACTCTTGCAACTCCTCAGAATATCATAAGTTCAATCGGATACACTGGTTCCTATGGATATTCACTACCCTTTTCTGCAGAGGTCGCAACCTCCAATGTGACCATCAGCACAGCCTTCTTCAGCTTGAGCGGTATAGTGAGTAGTTTCTCCTCGAATGCATCGATTCTTCTCGAATTCAACCCAAATCTCCAATTTCCCGCAGGAAGGAGTATCTCCACACCGAATCAGACCCTTTCCACCTATATTGTCTATGGAAACCAAGGAACACCTCTCCTCGACACCACCTTTTCAGACACTTTTCAAATGAACCAGTATGACCCGAATGTGTCTCTTTCGAACCCTTATTCTCGTCTTGTGAAGTTACGCCTCGATCCCACGTTTGTTAGACAAAACGGAGTATCTAATTATTTCGTGATGCACAGATCTCCTGGACTTTTTAGCAGCATCAATGCATCACAGCAAACCCTTCATATTCTTCCCTCGCAGCGTAATTCCCTTTACTTGAATATCTTCAATACTAGATAGAGATGTCTGCTAGGCGCACATATGACACAGATAATATAACATTACGCACTATCTATGTTCGTGGTGCACAAAATACGGAAATACCAAGCACATCGGCGCTTACGGCAGATGGAGTCGGTGGCACACGTTGGACACATCCCAGCAGCTTAGGAACCTATACGTTTAACTTCATTTCCACTGATGTTTCTTTGCTCGCATCCGACCTTTCTCTAAACAATGTCCTCTATCTCAATGGCGGGCAAGGTATAGGAATCCAGAGCAGCATCGTAAATCCTAGACAGACAGCGGTTTTCTATTCAAAGGCTTATCAGGCCTTTAACATCACAAATAGCGGTGCATACATGATGGCGACCGACAATGGTACAGGAAATCTAGTGAACTCAACCATCAATCTCTCCACTACATCACATGCCGTGTTCTTCACACTCGATTCGACTATCCAGACCCTATATCTAAATACAAACCCGATGAAGATCCTTGTTCCTTCACAGACTGCGAACATTTCATCGGTTACCTCAAGTATTCTTGCAAGCAATATTTATCCTGCGGCAAGTGAAATATCGTATGAAAGCACAAACTCCACGATTCGTTTTCTAGGCCTTGGTGATATTCAACTTTCCACTCTAAATTTCCCCCAAAAGGCCGTTTTCTTTGGAATCAGCACGTTCACCAGCCGCGGATATCTCTCTCTAAGTGGAGATATCTATACAACGCGCAACATCAAGAGTAGCGTTGGCCTTACAACCTCCAATTCACTTATAAAAACCCCGACACAACCCATTTCGTATTTATCAACCTTTTACACAGCCTACTTTACAGCAGGGTACACGGGTGGTATTGCTGCACCCCCTGATGCTCCTCTTATCTGTACAATTGTAAGCAGTCTTGGATTTCCGTATTACCCTGCAGGGCTTCGTGGGCCCAGTACTCCAATCCAGAGTTTCGTAGACGGACCACCTGCAAACCCTTACACCGCGAATATCTATGAGTATATTCCCACATCAAATACGATACAGTGTGTAGTATCAAGCTTAACTCTAAATCTTCAGCCTTACTCGACGATCATTTCGAAATATTCCGCATCCACATCGGTCCTTATTGATTACAAGCCCAAGTTCAATTTCAGAACGACCGCCTTGGATACAAATCTACAAATTCCAGAACTCACCGTTTCTTCTTTCATGACGTATGGAGAGTTTCTTGTCCCAGGATCGGCACATGAAGAATACTTTTATCCATCGAATTTACCAACAGCCACTGCACTTTATGTAAATAATCCGTATTCAGGAAACCTCACACTTCCATTAAATCTAGGATTTGTCTTGTCCACAAATTATATAAGTAATTATGTTATGCAACACTCGATACCGGGTGCAGTTGCAGGATACTCAAATGCAAACGGCGCATGGCCACCTACGCAGTTTAACGTGGTTCGTTCTGGGCTTTCTTCTACTGCCTTTTATACTGCAACCGGCCAAAATAATTCAGCATTTGTAAGTATTCTACAATAAGTCCCGGCCACTAAGTAGATGGCGAGGATTACCTTTAAAAAAAGAAGATACCAAAACATAACACGCAAAAATAAACAATATGGTGGCAGTTTTATAAAGACATCACCCGCATTCAGTACGTTCAGGTTGGAGTCTTCAAAATTAAAATCTTACATGAATAATCTTTTTGCAAATACGAATATTCATAAGTTTCTCTCTGAGATAAAACTGTCTACGCGCCCCGCGGCAGTTCGTGTTGCCTTCTATCGATACCTAGATACAGTGTTCAATGAGACTCTTTCTCCTAGAGAAGTGAAGAGTACATTGTCCTTGCTCATCCCTCGTGTATTCACAAACGTACCCGATCGAATGGAAGGAGAGTCATATAATATTGTTAAAATTTGCAAGGATCTGCAAACTACTATCAGACTTCTTAAATCAATTCCAAAGGGAGTCTCTCATCATGATCACCACTATTCAATTGTCTACACCGAGGGCTTTATGAAAAAGTTACTGAATGAAGGAATTTTAGAGCAAAAAGGTCTGATCCTTGTCTTCATTCCAGAGTATGAAAATGTTGGAGCAGAAATAAGAGAAAAACTACAAGGTGTTATTCCAGAGAATACTCTCTGTGTATTTCCAAAAGATGCTCCTCGTGAAGGACTGTATGTTGTGAGAAATGATCCTACGATTACAACGAGAATAACAGTGAACGAGTTCTCAGATAATAAAATGAAATACACTCTTCACGACGTGCAAGAGGGTCTGATTCATATAAACGAGGCACTCTCTGTTCTTCAGATAAATGAAACCAATTATTCAGTAATCAACACATCTAAGAAGGCGTGGGCATTTTTAGAATATGCAGCAGAAAGATACAAGTGGGTTGTGAATAATTACATACTAGTTGAAGAGTCTTGGAAATATGCAGCCATCATTGCTAAAGAAGAGAATATGCAGGAGTTACAAGTGAAGTATACGTTTAATCTGTGGAATTGGACAGAAGACTTTCGTATCAAATCATACGATATGGATACATCTTGTTTAAAAGCTGAAGATTTTTCTTCTGGAGAACTGTGTCCCTCTGATAAAGTAAGAAAACGATATTTTACAGATTTGAATGAATTCCTATTACAATTAAAACGTGAAACGGGTGTATCCATTCATATTATTGTGGGTGCAGGGCGCCCTACAAATATGGAATCACTTATGACAGCTATTTGTAAATTTAATACATATAATTCATTTAACACGTGTTTACCCGAACCGCTCATTATCGGTTACGACATGTATGGCCAAGAAGATATAAGTAAACTGAAGGCGGAGAAACATACATCCCTTCTCACATCCCTTGCGAGAAAATTCACTGCTCGTGCACGTGTTGCCCCCAGCGATCCGACTCAATTAACGTATTCAATTCTTCAAGAGAGCCTCAAAAATTTTAAGGAGAATGCTCCAAACAAGGATGATATTTCATTTACTCTCCATGCAGGGGAATCGTATAGCACAGATAGAGATGCCGCAGGGATGCAGAATTTAGAACTCGCGGCGAACCTCGATGCACTCCGCATTGGCCATGGAATCGTCTTAAAATCAAGTGATCGCCTTATGAAGATCTATAAACAAAAGAAGATCCTTGTTGAACTGTGTCCTCTGAGCAATTCACTTCTTGGGTTTGTACCCGATGCAGAAAAACACCCTGGTGCCACACTCTTACAAAAAGATGTTCTTGTTAGTATTAATACAGATAATCGCGGGCTTCTAAACTATGATTATGTCTCCTATGATTGGCTCGACCTTGTTCTATTCTCTGATCTTTCGAATAAGAAATCAAGGGCTGCCACCAAAGATGTCTATACGAATTTAATAAAGATTGCATGGGATTCAATCAACTCTGCCTCAAGTATTCCTCGCATTAATGACGAAATTCGCGAGCGCTGGGTTGCCGCTTATGAAGCGTTTAGCGGAAATCCCTCTCTCTTTGCCAGCTCAACGGCCCAAGCCTCAAGTCTTCCATTTGTAACTGCAGTTGGACGATAGGGCCAAGGACTCAAGTACACGGCATTGGGCGCCTTGTGAGCCCGAATCCACGCTAAATGGACCATGTGTCCTAGCCATTTTATGAAATAGTCCTGCCCCCTCGTATTTTCAGCATAGTTGCTGCGAATCTGAAGGGCCATCCTCTCCTTAAAAGGCATTTCTTCAGGATAATCGACTGCAAACTGCTCAAGCAGACGTGTAAACCAGTCCTGGATAACCTCTCGACGCCAGAGGGTCGCTTGAAACGTAAAACGGAAGGTGTCTTGCTCGGTAATGGGTGCCCATTGCCCTGGTCCCGTTGGTCCAGGGCACCTGTCTCCATTAACTGGTCCCGTTGGTCCTACAGGACCAGGGCAAGGCATCCATCGCATCGACGCAATTGCTGTAAAACTATCCATTTTTTCTATACTTTCCTCGATAGCACTTCGGCGTACATCTCTTTCAAGAAGAAAATCTTCCTGCATCGGAAGAACATATCGTATTTCAGGAGGAAGAAGGCGAATCGCAGCCGCACGACTCTCTAAAAATCCAGAATCCTCGAGTGAAAGCTCAAGAATCTTTACATCGTATGTTCGGCGAAGGAGGTCGCAGATCGGGTCATCGGGATACTCTGTCGCCAGATAGACAGGCCACTTGAGCCCCTCCGCATATCTGCGAAGAAGAATCATATGCAGCGGCAGTAAATAAAAGTACTTGGGCGTACTATTCAGCAGGTAGGCCACATCAACTCTGTCCATTTCTATAGACTGTTTTTTTCTCTCTAAGCCTAAACCTTGCTCACCTTTCTAAAGAAGAATGATGAGTACTAACCCAAAGACAGGTAAACCTATCAGAATCCTCCAAACAGAAACAAGTACATGGAAAGATGCAAAAACCATTGTATGGATCGATAAAGATACAGACCTCAGTGTACCGTGGGAGCGGTACGAGGTAGGTGCTGTGGGTGCAGAGATGATCTCTCCCAAGGTAACCGTGGCAGTGTTCCTCGCCGCGGCAGATGCCAAGTGGATTCTCGATGGAAAGGCTGACACGGTGAAGATCATCTTTGCGAGTAAGGCCACCCTAGATGCGGTGGGGGAGGAGAAGATCAAGGAACTCAAGATTACCAATCTCATTTGCCTCGACGAGGTTGGCGAGCTCTTCCAGTTCCTCGGCGACCGCTGGGACGGCACGGAGAATGACGCATGTCTTCTAGCATCGTGTTTGCTGCGAATGGCTATCGTGTATGGACGGACCCCTCAGTCGAATCGTGGTCTCGTGAAGGTTATACCCGAGAGGAAAAAGCCTTCTCAGCTCTGGATGATTAGCCAGTATTATATCCCAGTCGCAGAGGAAAGGTCCAAAGAACTCAGGTATTGTCTTGACAAGAATATTGCATGCTCTTTTATCGACAAGATCATTCTTTTGAATGAGAAGGATCTCAAGTCGCGTCTTCCCACGTCTGAGAAGCTGCAGCAGCATGTGATCGGTAAGCGTCTCACCTATAGGAAAGTGATTGAGTGGATTCACGCGAATGTACCTAACGACGTGATCGTCGTGTTTGCAAACAGTGATATTCATCTCGACGACACCTGGAGGTCTGTATGGGATACAAATATGGAGAACAAATTCCTTTCTCTTTTGCGGTATGAGGCGAAGGAGGGGCAGCCAGAGGACCAAAGTGAGCTCTTTGGCCCGAGGGCGGACAGCCAGGACACATGGGCCCTGCTGAGTGATTCTGTGAAGTCGCGTACATGGGATATGAAGGGCCTTGATTTCTCGTTCGGTCGTGCGGGCTGCGACAACGCAATTAACGTGGAAATGCTCCGTGCGAAGATGCTGGTTGTGAATCCTGCTCTCACCCTAAGAACGCATCACATTCACACAAGCCAGATTCGTACCTATGATCCCGAGGACATTGTCGATAAGCCGATGTATTTCTATATTCATCCCACGGGACTTCATCATATGAATCCTTATACTGCAATGCCCACGGAAACTCAGTATAAGAAGCTGCAACCCGCTTCATTCACTCGCCCCGTGAATGCAACCTCAGAGACGAAGGCCAAGACCTTCTGTACGATGGTAAAGCGTGGAGAAAAGTATAGCCTTTCTGCAGCCGATACAAATACATTCACGTCGCAGCCGATCCAGATTTACAAGACAAAGGACACATTTCAGACACCAACGGGTCTTGGATATTCCTATACGTCTCTCTTTGTGGGAGGATCAAAGAAAGGATCCGAGATGTGGTCTGCCGCGCAGATTAGTGGATTATCTCCGTGCCTCTCCATCGAAACGGGTCTTATTGCACCTCTTCCTGATGAGATTGCAGACAGCGCACAGAAGTACATGATTCATTATCTTGCAAACATTCTTTTGCTCAGAAAGGAGGCAGGAGGAAAGGGCGAGTTCTGGTCTCCTCGCGAGAAGCCGTTTCTCGATATACTCCAGTTGTTCAATTGGGGCCGAGCAGATGTTCCCGTTCTACCCCGTGAATCCGATATGCAGGTCTGGTGTAAGGAGGCATATGTACTCTTGCCCCAGGACAATGCCTTCGTGCTCAAGGAACACTGTGACATTCTGCGCGAGTCGTTCAGGGGCGAATGGATTTCTACACCCTCGTCGAAGATTGTTATCTTTGCAGACGACACCTATTATACACAGGAGTTCATTAAGACTTTAGAAGAGAAGAATCCTTCTCTGGAGATCGAGGTCGTCTGGCCTTTCCGCACATCTCCTGTTGTTCTTGTTAATAAATTGCTTGGGGCCAAGGCTGTTCTCTTTTCAGGAGACAGCTGGGCGTGGCTCTGGCTCGCACCGACGGGAGCAAAGGTAATTGAAATACAGAATGAAATGGAACCGGATGCAGATGGGCTTCATATGGCACGGGCGGCCGGTCTCGCCCATTCTCTTGTGATTGCGCCAAAGGGTACACCGACCACAGCGGGAAAGGCCAATCTTCTTAAGTCGGTCTATGATGAACTTCTGCGTGAGCCCGTTGTAGAGAAGAAGGCACTTCCTGTTCTCTATATGCCGTGCAAGCCTCTTGAAGACTTTTTCGGACATGCAGGGGATAGCTTTCGCGAGACTGCCAGGATATGGGAGGAGAGGGGATACGTTCGTATTGTGGAAGACAAGACGATTACACAGGTCTGGCTCGGCGGGATTGGAAATGTTCTTCTCTATGATCGCCCGACACTTGAATGGCTCAATCGTGCACCGGTCGATGAGAAGAAATACAGGGTGGGTCTTTTTGGAAACCCGACGCCTCCTCAGGGTGGAAAGAGCTGGAGCTTCTGGCCGCGTAGACCTCGAATGGTGGAGCAGCTCGTGAAGCAGGAAATGACGGGAAAGACATTTGCGGAGAGATCCCAGCTTCTTGTCTTCTATGGAAAGGTGGAGAATGGTGTTCAGAAGGAGAGGAGAGTGGGAGTGAATTGGCCCACCGTCTGCAGTGAGTTTGTAATGCCCGTTGGAGTTTCAAAGGAGTACCCGTTTACACAAGAAGAATATCTTCTCAAGTTGGCGGATGCAAAGTTTGGTCTTTGTTTACCTGGATATGGATGGAAATGCCATCGTGAGGTGGAATGTATGGCGATGGGCGCAGTCCCTATCATTACTCCCGGTGTAGATATGACGTATGCAGATCCACCCGTGGAGAATGTACATTATTTTGTAGCACAGACTCCTCAGGATGCAAGGAGAATTGCAGAGGGTACGACAGAGGAGGTATGGGCAGCAGCTTCTGCTGCATGCAAGGAGTGGTGGAAGAAGAATAGTAGTGCAGATGGAATGTGGGATAGTACGAAGGTATACATTTAGTCTCACCATTATAATAGGAAATGGCAGGAATATTAGATAAATTAATCCCTATACAAGCGGGTGGTGAGCCCACAGCAGTAAACATTGCAAAGGAGGCTATTCTTAGTCTACCCGCAAGAAATGACCCGGTCTCAAAATCTATGATTATGTCGGCTATGCCAACAATTCCATCTACTGCTACAGCTCCAGTGATACCTGCAAACATACCCTCCGTGCTTCAAGCTCCTCCCTCAGTACCTCAAGCTCCTCCCTCTGTACCACAAGCTCCTCCCTCTGTACCTCAAGCTCCTCCCTCTGTACCACAAGCTCCTCCCTCTGTACCTCAAGCTCCCACAACTGCATCAGTTAATTTATCAAAACTTTCTGCAATAACACCAAGTTTATTGAGTGCTGGTCCAGCTGCTGCAGCAGCACTTGCAGCAGCAGCTACGGCAGCAGCTGCTGCCACGGCCGCTTCAAAGGCTTCTGTTGACGCGTATGCTGCAGCCGCAGCACTTACGTCTCAAACGGGAGGAATGACTCGTCGTAAACGATCGAAGGGTCGCAAGAAGTCCACACGTAGACGAAACTAGTTACGTTATTTTAGGGTATACTTTATATCTTTTCTATAAATATAGAGAATGCCCACCAATACCCTCAGACGTCGTGTAAATCTGAGGAAAAATGCAACTCTTCAAAGAAAGCGACAGAGTGGTGGTCAAACGACTGGCGCTTCTGTAAATGCTACCACTGCCGCTGCCACACAAGCTGCTGCAAATGCTGCTGCCGCGGTAACCGCTGCGCAGCAGCAGTACACGCAGCTTATCTCAAAGCAGGCCGCATATAAGAGTCTAGATAATTCCGCACTTGCAGCGGTCACTCAAGCGTCAGCTGATCAGGCAACTGCTAAGAAGGCGCTAGAGGAGGCACAAGCTTTGAAGAGCACTGCAAACTCAGAACTATCTGCAGCTGAAGAGGTAAAGAAGACGGCCAACGCCGACGCTGTGAAGAAGCAAAAAGACTATTCTAGTGCGCTTCTTGATGAGCAGACAGCGAAGGGAGACCTGAATGCGAAAGCGTCTATTGCGGCCGCTGCGCAAGCAGTTGCCGACTACCAGGACACCCTGGTAACTGCTGCTACGGCAAAAGTTGCCTCTACCTCCGCCGCCGTTACAGATATTCTTCTCCTCCCTGCACGCAAAGCTGCTGCTGCATATGCGGCCGCCGCATTTGTGCGTCCTCCTTCTATGACAGTTACACCAGGTATCCCTGCATCAACCGTGCTCCCTCAGTGCAAGAATCTCGGCAGACCTTCTGACGACTGGTCTTACCGTTATTTCACCTCGTTTGAATGCATTGACACACTGGGCGGAGCTCTTCGTATGGACGGCCGCTGTATCACCGGTGGAACTGTAACTGAACAGGTCGACTCGAAGTGCACTGCACCTGCAATGGCCACGGTTGACTTGAAGTGTGTTTCGGGCGGATCCGATCTTTCCGCTACATGCGCTGACCTCAATAAGTACGACTTCTTAACGGATAATACAAAGACTGCTGCGAAGCTTGCGACTGCCGATCTGGCCAAGGCGATCCTTGTGCCGGCTGAGGCCTATGCTGCGCAGGCTGCGACAACTCCGGCCCCTACAGCCACGGTTCCTGGAATTACCCAGGGTCTCCCTCCGACAGGCATGTTACCCCAGTGCAAGTACCTCGGTCGTCCCTCTGCGGATTGGCTCTCACGTCTCTACAATGCCACGGATTGCGCTGTCCTAGGCGGAACCCACACGGCTGCGACGAACAAGTGCGTACTGAACGGATCCGACCTTTCAGTTGATTGCCAGCCCCTCAACAAGTACACATTCTACACGGATGCAACGAAGGTTGCTATCCAGACGACAGCGGCGGCGAGCGCGCATGCCCAGATTGCGATTACCAAGCCGCCCCCTGCAAACTTCACGATCAATGTGGGTCTCCCCCCTGCGACAGTGGTTCCTCAGTGCAAGTACCTTGGTCGCCCTTCAGATGACTGGACAAAGCGTATCTACACAGAGGCCGAGTGCGATGTCCTTGGTGGAACCTTTAACGCCGACGGTACCTGCGGTGCTCTTTCCACGACATGTGCTGAGCTGAACAAATACAACTTCAACACGACGGTAACTGCCGAAGTAATTGCGGCGACCAACCTCTCCCTCACAAATGCTCTTGTTACACCGGCTGTCGCCCACGCCACAGTTGCCGCGCTCAACCCGCCTCCGGCCAGCATCACTGTCGCTGCAGGAGCTCCTCCCACTGGATTCATGCCGAAGTGCAAGTATCTGGGTAAGCCGTCCAATGATTTCGCCTCTCGTCTCTACAATTCTTCCGAGTGCAGCTTAATCGATATCAATGCAAATCTTGATGAAAATGGTATCTGCACAGCTGGAACCAAGAACTATTCAACGGAATGCTCGCCGCTGAACAAGTATGATTTCGTTATCGCAGGTGTGACGGATGTTAGCGCGGCGGCTGCCAGAAAGGCGGCGCTAAACCCTCCTACCGTCGTCGGCATTGATGGAGCAAAGGCCTTCGCCAAGGCCAAGGCCCTCTACAAGTTCCCTACTGGCTTCACCGTAACGGCTGGTCCCCCGCCCCCTGCTGTCCTCCCCCAGTGCAAGTACCTCGGTGCGCCCTCTGATGATTGGCAGACCCGTATCTACAGCTCGCTCGACTGCTTCAAGCTGGGTGGCACGTACAGTGCGAATGGAAAGTGCCTTGTTGGCGGAGCAGATTTTGGCGTTACATGCAAGGACCTGAATAAATACGATTTCGTAAACGCCGACACAACGGCCGATGCGACGGCTGCTAGAACAGCGGCCCTGGCAACCCTTACGGCTCCTGCCGCGGCCTTTACTTCTGCGGGCACTCCTCCTTCCACCGTAACGGTAAAGGGCGGGCCTCCCCCGATCTTCCTCGCCCCTTCTTGCAAGTGGCTAGGAAAGCCTTCCGCCGACTGGCTCAGCCGTATCTACCTCAGCACTGAGTGCGAGACACTTGGAGGAGTCTGGCAGAGCCTCCCTACCACCCTGGGTTCTTGTGCGGTTGGCACAGGGGCTCCAACACAGAAGACGCAGACAGAGTGCACGGCTGCGGGTGGAACATGGACAGCCCCTGCAGGTACCTATGGAACCTGCATTGGAGGCACCACCACCACGGGTACATCGAGCGCGATCTCTTCTTGGTCTACCACGTGCGCGGTGATCAACCCTTACAACTTCGTTGCCCCCACACAGTCTGGTGGCAAAAGAAAGACCCAGCGCAATGGATACCGCAAGGCCAAGAAGACATACAGACAGCGTAAAGCCGAGCGCAAACTTAATAATAGAAAGTAAATATGCAGGGCGGCTCAGTTGAGCTTCTTGAAGTCTTTGGCGATGATCTCACTGTTGTAAATGCTGCACGTGTCTCCTTTGGAAAAGAGTCCAAAGAGCTGATCGAGCGCGACAAGAAGCTGATTAAGTATCTTGCAGAGCATGGACACAATTCCCCGTTCTTTCATCCAATTGCGCGATTTCGGATTAAGATGCCAATCTTTGTGGCGCGCGAGTGGTTTCGCCACACGGTTGGATTTGCGCGTAATGAGGTGAGTCGACGCTATGTCGATGATCCGCCCGAATGTTACATTCCATCGGAAGAAAACATTCGTGAGAGAGATTCAAATAAAAAGCAGGGGTCGAAAGACGACTCAATTAAGGATGCAAAGCTTGCTCGCAGCCTTATTGTCGAAGAGACAGATAAAGCACTGTATGCTTACAAGGCTTTATTAGACCTGGGTGTAGCACCCGAGATTGCACGCATTATTCTTCCCCAGAGCATGTATACTGAGTTTATCGAGACTGCCTCGATTGCGGCGTATGCTCGCCTCTGTACACTTCGCCTAGATCCTCACGCACAAAAAGAGATTCGCGAGTATGCAGCAGAAGTCTCAAAGCTTCTTGAGACTAAGTTCCCCGCGAGCTGGTCAGCTCTCTGCGTCTGAATCAATTAGCTCTGTATGAATGGTCTCGGTCGCGGGGTCCCAGCGGCCATGATAAATTCCCTTACAACCTCCATCGGCTTGATAGTCATAGAGCTTGTACTTGGTGGTATTCAAGTAGTAGTTCTTTCCGTTGTGTTCAAAGCGCTGAACCTTCACAGTAATAACCTCTTCTACACTTTCAGTTTCTGATTGCTGTAAAAGGGCAGTAGCCTTTGGCAATGGTAAAACCTCTTCAACCACCTTTTTCCGTTGAACCTTCTTTTTCACTTCGGGCTTTACCTCGGTGGTCTTAATGCGCGGCTTCTTCTTTTCTACAAGTGGCTTTACCTCTTCTGCTACAACAGTCGGTTTCTCTTCTGCTGCTGCAGAACCCTTTGCCTTATCCACTGCATTCTTTGCCTTCGCCATATTCTTATCACTAATACCTAAGTTGTCTTTTTTCTTTAGCCAGCTTTCTGTAAAGGGGAACTGTGCTACAGAAAGAATACTCTCATGTGGTTCTGTGATGAGGCCCCAGTATCGTGAAGGATGGAATCGTTTTCGTTCAGCCACCGTCTTATTCTTATCATCCTCTCTCTTTCTGTAACACTCGCTGCAAAGTTCAGAATTAACAATCCTCTTTTCAGGACATCGAAATGGAAGATAGAACTTTTGTCCTCCGATGAATTCAGATTGATATCGTACAAGCCCATCTTTATCGTCTTTTACACGCCACGCTAAGCACTGTTCATCCATGGATAACTTTCAAAAGGGGCAAATCAGCCTCAATTTTTGGCCGCATAAAATTGATTTGTTTCGACGGTCCCTGTAGTGTAGAGCAAAATGTTGAAGACTTATCTTGAGAATATGCTTCTGGCATCTATTCCCATCTTTACCATGTCTAAGGTGTATGATATGAGTCTGCATTCTCTTCTTACACTTGTCCTGATGTATGAGAATTCAGTTAATAAGTACTACATTGGATCTGGTATGATTATTCTCACTTCCTACAATTACATCCATGAGAATCAGGAGTTCAAGCTTATGTACTCGATCATTCTTGGATTCACTCTTCTTGTTTGCGGATTTAGTAGTAATATTAAGAAGCTTGAGGATGCATATTCTATGTATGAAGAGGAGGACGAGGAGGATCAGGAGGATCATGTGATCTATCAGCCAGAAATCTGTCCTCGTGAAGAGGGAGGGTGTGGTAATACTGACTCGACATGGTGCTGCAGTTGCGTGAAGGAGCCTTCAGTTATGCCAGCGGATGCCCCTGCAGAGATTCCTGACTGCACCACATGTGATTCGACACGCTGTTTCGATTGCGAGTGTGCAGAGGCACCTGCACCTGTGGATGCATCTGCAGAGGCACCTTCAGAGGCTCCTGCTCCTGTAGAGGCACGTTCAGAGGCACCTTCAGGGGCTCCTTCAGAGGCTCCTGTGGAGGCACCTGCTCCTGTGGAGGCACCTTCAGAGGCACCTGCTCCTGTGGAGGCACCTATTCTCCCCCCACCTATCCTCCCTCCTCCCCCTATCCTTCCTCCTCCCCCTGCATCCCCCCCTTCAGACCATACTGAGAAGAAGCGTCCACGAATTGTTGCAAAGCTTCATGAGCCGATCGATCTCTAATAATCCCCTAACGCCCTAGCGGATGGATCTGTAACACCAGGACTCCATCTCGGCATCCAAAAATGAGGAAAAAGGTTTCGCGAGACTTCCTTTCCGTGACTAGACTCAAAATAAAAACGATATAAATACATCTCAGGTGTTGTTGCTGGAAGCACTTCATCTACCTTCGAAATCCAGTCCTCAGGTACAATGGTAGCCGCCCTCTCCTGAACGACCTGATACCAGCTTTTTTCAGTGGAACTCACACCATCGCTAAAAGCCTCCTTTCTCCTCCACAGAACTTCAGAAGGCAATGTCTCTCCATCATCAAATGCCTTCCGCAGAATCCACTTCTCAACCTGTTTACCCTTCGCTGGCCTCAACAGATCCGTTGGGATAGAGCGAGCCACCGCAACAAACTGCTTATCAAGAAAGGGGGTCCGCGGCTCAAGACCATGGCTGCTGATGCAGCGGTCCGAGCGCAGAACATCAAACATGGAAATCTCAGAGAGAAGACGAGTAACCTCCTCTTCATACGCAGCCCGATTTGGTGCCCCATAGAAATACAGATAAGATCCAAAGACCTCATCGCTTCCATCACCATTAAAGACGACCTTGCAGTCGCTCTGTTGAGCCACTTCGCGAGCCACAAGCCAATTTCCTACACTCGCACGCACAGTCGTGGTATCAAAGGACTCGATATCATGAATCACCTGCGGAATCACATCAAGAAACTCCTTCGCATCCAAGACAATCTCATGGTGATCCGATCCAATCCAGCCCGCCACCTTTTTTGCATAGAACAAGTCCTGCGAACCGCTCATTCCAATGCTGAATGTCTTCAGAGGAGGAGCCCCCGCTGCCCGAAGTTCCTTTGCCACGAGAGAAGCGATCAAACTACTGTCCACTCCTCCGCTCAGAAGCGCGGCAACCGGTCTCTCCGTTAACATTCTCTTCTTTACTGCTGCCTCTAATGCGGTACGAAGTGCACTACATGCCATCTCCACAGAGGTATACATTGGGTTCTTCATCCAGGGTATAGTATGATAGGCTGTGCGATACAAGGGGCCTTCTTTAAGATCATAGGTCTCACATGTTCCCTGCGGAAAGGGATGCACGTTCGTGCAATAAGGGCGAATTGCCTTCACTTCACTTGCCACGACCCTCAGCTTTCCATTCTCATGCCCTACAAACAGAGGGCGAACTCCATAGGGGTCGCGGCCCAGAACAAGGGAGCGCTGCCCCGCGCGGCTGTCGAGCACAGCAATGGCAAAGACGCCATCGAGCATGCGAAAGAACTTTGCCGCATCCTCTCCTGGCGCCACGATCTTCTCAAATAGAGGACCCAATACCTCACAATCACTCCCAGACTTACTCTCAATCCCATGCTCCTCGGCCAGCTCCTTCCAGTTATAAATCTCACCGTTGCACATCCACCAGAGATCACCAGACTGCATAGGCTGCATACCAAGAGGATTCAGACCATTAATGGCGAGCCGTGTAAAACCCATTGTTGCCCCGCTCACAGCAACAATATGTGTCCCCTCTGGACCCCGTGCCTCCAGTGCTTTCACACAGTTATCGGTTCTACCATCGGCAAAGTTTTCTCCAAGTAAGACCCAGATCCCACACATCTTCTTTAATGTGTAGAACCAGTTTAGGTAGATTTATACTTTGCCAACTCTTTTGAATGAATATGAAGATTATACAAGGGCCACGATAAACGACCTTTGGATATAACTGGATACTTCAGCCCTCCTTCGGAAGACCAAGAATACGTAAACTCGTCGCTTCGAAAGGCGCAGTTCTGATTCACAAACCCTGGCCCGCCCTCTCCATTTCGTGGATCAATTCCTCCAATATACTGTCCATAGGCCGCTGCATCCCATACTCCTTTAAATCTCTCAGCCCCTATGTAAGACTCAATTACACCATTATCCACAGGATATGTTGGTAAGAAAGCACAGTACTCTGGATTCTCTGTATAAAACGTATAGCCAAGGCTCATTTCATTTTCGCTAGATTTCTGTGAAACAAGATAGGTAGTGAGTTGGGAAAAGGAGAAAAGATCTCCAATATAAAGTGTGGCATAGGTAAGCTGTTGACCACCAAGATAGGTCGCAGCAAACTTTTTCCCAACCGCCGAGCGAAGACGATGAAGCATTTCATCGAGATTGAAATACACCATAATATCATTTTCAAGATGAACACACTCGTCTATCCCCATAAAACCCATCACATCTTCCAGAACAAAAAGACGCTCTGTCGTGAACTTCCAGAAGCCTTCGCGAAAGGTTGAATCGAGTCGTGTCGTTTTCAGAAAATGGGCCCTCTTTGCCGAGACAGGGATAGACCCTAACTCAATGAACTCACAGTCCACCTTTCCTCGGTGACATCCTTCTGCAACAAAGAGGATACGTGCCCCAGGATTCCAGAGTCGAACTTGTTCGATCGAGTCGTTACAATACTCTGGAAAGTGTTTACCAAGATGCACGAATATAAAGGGGACGCCCATGAATCTACTTAGCTAAAGGATGTCCTGTTTATATGATGTGATGATCCCATTTCATAAAAAAGACCATCTCATTCTTCCCTATTGTATTTTAAGCCTGAAACAGAATGCAAAGGGCCTTGGAAAGATCTTTATTGTATCTGCGGAAGATCCAGAAGAAGAGGGCTGTGAATGGATTCCTGAAACTACATTCCCTTTTACCAAAGAGGATGTACTGGCAGAGATATCCGATGCTTCAAGAACAGGATGGTATTTCCAACAGTTACTCAAGCTCTGCGCGTTTGATGTACTGAAGACGGATAAACCCTATCTTCTTATTTTCGACTCCGATTGCATTATGAAGAAACCCGTTTCCTTTTTTGAAGATGGATATCCTCTTTTTGCTAAAGGGTTAACTGAATATCATGAGCCCTATTTTGTTCATATTAACAAAATCATCCCTGGCCTCGGTCGCCAGATCCCAGATGTAACAGGTATTACGCATCACTGTCTCTTTTCGCGAGAGATTATTAACGAACTCCTCTCCAAGATTGAAAGGATACATGGCAATCCTTGGTGGAAGGTACTTCTAGCAAACGTTTCACCTGCTTCGTACTCCTCTGGAATGTCCGAGTATGAATTATATTTCAATTATTGTCTCGCATTTCACCCAACTCTATATAAGCTGCGTCCTCTTCAACTGGACTCTGCTGAAACATTTACTGATTTTCAGAAATCCTCTGGAGATATTGTTTCACTTCATGAATGGGGTTTCTGGTCAGTAGGTTTCAAAGAGAAGTCTCCAGAACTGCAGGTGTAAATAGACTGGACACTCTATCTTCGTTCCAAGCTTCTTTTCGTACTCGGCAATACCCTCTTCTATGGCGCCCAATTCAACGATGCAAAGAGGAAGGTGGAGTGTTTTTACCAGCTGGCGAATAAAGGGGCCGTCGATCACAACAGGGATTGCATGAGAATACAATGTCTCCCAGAGACGATGGGTATCCTGTGCGTTTCCACGAGGGCAGATTGAAAAAATGGCCGCCTTCGTTTTCTCTATATACTCGGAAAAGCTGCAGCGAGAGAGAATAGATGCCTCCATCAACGCAACCTCGTCGACAATCTCTTTTCGAATAGGATGCGACGCCCCGAAATGGCTAGAAAGGACACGAATCGTCTTATTTGCAAGATCATACGAAGGAGTATAGGGTATATTCGGGTTAAAAGGCCTCCACATCATGTTCTGAACCCCCATAGGAAGACTGCGTATTCTGGGATGATCAAGCGTATTATTTTGCAGAAAGACCTGCACTCGAGGAAATTTCTCGAGGAGCGGTGAAAGTGTCTCAAAGGAGATCTCTCCATCTCCATTATGAATCATAAAAAGACGTGGTCCACTGAAGTAGTCGCACGCCCTTTTAATAGCCTCATCAAGATTATCTGTATATGCAAAGATACGTGCTGCATCGCGATGAGTCGACCAGGACTCTTGTAGAAACAATAAGTTTTCAGTAGGAACAGATTTGGTTAAGAATTGATGATATTCGTATTTTTCTCGCGTTAATAGAGTGCAGTCGCACATTCCCTGAAAATCTTCTCCAGCAAAGAGTTGCATAGTGTCTCTTACGGAGAACTCGTGAAGATTCACGAAGCGACATGGGAGCACAGTATCGGTTGCATCAATAGCAAGAAGTGTCTGTGGCGGCATATCGTCCATTTGAGGGAGGATCCGTTTCTGGTTTCCAAGAAACGCCGCCGTCCACGCAAAGGTTGAATTCGATGCAATGAGAGTCTCTGCATCACGTAAGGTAGCAAAGTCTTCTAATATAGATCCATGATGGATAGTGGGGTGAAATTCATCGAAGATCGCTAAATAGATCTCTTCTTCAACCTTTGTCGGCGCTTGGCAGACAATATGAAGAGGGGCTAACTCCTTGCGAAGAAGATCTGTGAAAAAGGAGGGGTGGAGAATACGTGAATACGTATCACTGTGTTGGAAATCATCGAGGCGGAAATGGACAACACGGGACCCTTTAGTATCTGCACCGCGGGCTTTTACTAGATCCGATACACTGATATGGTAGTTAAGTCTATCCTTTGACTCCGCAGTGAATTTTGAAAGCAGATACTTACGATTTTGAACATAGATATCGGATCGTTGGAAGAATCCATTCAAAAAGAGGTCTCGCCCTTCAAATGGAAATCCTTTTATCTTTGTATGACCACTCAGAAGAAGATCACAGAAAATCTCCCATTGGGGTGATTCATCGGTAATCTTGAGAGGATTCTGTAGCGTAGATTCATAAGATACAATTTCATGGCCAAACACTTTTTGTATGAGAAGAGCGGCCATGTATTGAATAATATTATTACCAAGACGTCCTCCTTTGTTAAAAAAGATACGAGGGCCCATTTCTATCTGAGGCTTTTTGATTTGGTCTAAGGGGGCCGCAGAGCTTGGTCTAAAGCGGACAGAGGGCTTTGACTAGATGGAGAAGGATAAGTTTTCTCGTGTAAAGGAGGCTGTTACAATCTTAAAGAAACTGATTGAGTTTGGCTTCGATGATCAGAGTGAAGATTATCTAATAACAAAGGGATATATGGATGAGTGGATCAAGACTGGGAAGGAACAGTATCATATTATTCCTTTCTATTCCTGTAGACGTAATGGACATTTAACACTTCCTTTATCGGCTAATAAGTCCGCTGAACTGGTATTAAAAGTTATGCAGTAATCTAATGTCTGCGGGTGAAACGGGATGAATTGTGTCCCTGTCTCGGGGTGATGCGACCCCCTTTTTGCGGAGCCCTGAGTCCAGTGGCTGTAGCAATTTGATTTAAAAGGGTGGGCGGGGGTGTAGCGGGAGCAGTAGCGGGAGCAGTAGCGGGTGTAATTGCAGCAGTGATTTGATTCATTAGAGTGGGTGTAGCCGTAGACTTTTCAGTCGTATTCGCTGTGTTAACAGTGGAGTTTGCTGTACCAACTGTAGTATTTGCTGTGTTAACAGTGGAGTTTGCTGTACCAACTGTCGCATTCGCTGTACCAGCCGTAGCATTTGCTGTGTTAACAGTGGAGTTTGCTGTACCAACTGTCGCATTTGCTGTGCCAAAGATCGAGCTACCCACGCGGCTCGTGTTTATCTTATTTGCATTAATAATGCCAGTAGGAACTTCCTCGTAGTTATTCACAGTAGGCTTCTTATTCGCAGTAGGCTTCTTATTATTGTTACGCCCCTGTCTCTTATTTTCCTTCACGAACTCATTCACTTCGCTGTCAAAATCAAAGATGGCCGTATTGAAATCATAGTTATCAAAGACCTCTTTGCGGAGATATCCATAGAGTTCCTTGTAAAACATGTGGCGATTCAGCCGCATCACCACACGGTACTGCAGCATTTCCTCAACGAACTGCTTGTATCCAGGGATAGACGAGCAGAAGAAGTCGTACTCGACATAGCTATCGATAGACGACTTGAGTCCAGTCACATACTTGAGTGTAAGTTCTAGAGTATCCTCAATCGTTTCCTTATCCATGTACTCATCATCTGTGTACTCCTCGATAATTTCAACAAAGTCCTCATTGTTATTTGTACCGCTTTCCATCAGCTGTTTTACTTTTACGATCACAATCGCATCGTGCTTGAGAACACCCATGAGGATATTCTTTTCGCCGTTCTCCGAGGGATCTGTGGGAAAATAGCTTCTCATAATCGGCATGAGTGTATCTTGGAGAAAGGCATCATCGTCCTTGTAGCGCTCGACATCATCGCCGAGTAAGGCAATCTCCGATCCGGTTGTTTCATTCTCAGAGGTATTCATGTTCGGAGCGGTTACGTTATTCAAGTTATTGTTAGCCAACTCATTGTTAGCCAACTCATTGTTGTTCAACTCATTGTTGTTCAACTCGTTGTTATTCAACTCATTGTTGTTCAACTCATTGTTGTTCAACTCATTGTTGTTCAACTCATTGTTGTTCAACTCATTGTTGTTCAACTCCTTATTATCATAATCCTCGTTATCAAGAGGAAGAGAGAATCGATCACCGACCTCGTAGTCCTCTTCTTCCTTTCTGTCAGAAGTGTTCATCTAGTAATACCTTCTATTTTGCGGTGTTAAAGAGAAACCCGCAGACTTGATAGAATGGGGAGCCTTCGCTCGGGCGTAACACAAGAAGGAGCCTTATATGAACTGGTTTCCCGTGGAAACAAAGATGTCTTCTTCTTTCAAGACGAATTTAAATCAGTTTCACCATTCGATACTCGTTATAAATTCACTCCCGCCACGGTTCATGAACTTCGACGAATCCCTCCACTCAATGCATCCGACTTTGGAAGAACGTGTGAATACGAGTTCGAAATTGCGGGAGATCTCTTTATAGATCCTACACTCGTAATCGACCTTCCTTCTTGGATTCCTTCAAACTACCTGGCCTCTATTCCCAACTCGATCTGCACAGATTCGGCAGGGGTTTCCTATGGATATACCAGTGGTGTTGCATACTTTCTTTTCAAGAATATTCAGATCTACCAAGATCAGATTCTTCTCCAAGAATTTAGTGGGGAATCTCTCTTTGCTGCGAAGAGGTCGCGCGGAAGCTTGAATAGTGCATTTCTTGATTTTGCCAGAACAAACACTCACCAAGGAACCGCCTTAGAGATTTCGCGCTCAGCTGTACCCGGGCGCCTCCGTCTTCAACTTCCTATCCTAGGATGCCAGCATCCAGATGATGGAGGATTCCCCTCCTTTGGTATACGTTCACAAACCTATAAACTTCGCCTCACTCTCAGAAAACTCGAGGATCTCATCGAGGCAAGCGATGGTAGAGCAAAGCCTGTTCCATGGGAGCGCAGTGATTTCATCATTCAAACCAGCAGGGCAAGCAGTCCCATACCCTTTTCGACACTAAAACGTGTAGAGATCGGTCCTCCAACAATACAACTTGAAACAAGGCATATCTATGTGGACCATGAAACACAGGGAAAACTCAAGAAATCCAAAGTGGAGATTCCCTTTTCACGACTCTATGAAAATACATTTACATTTGGCCCTAAGGACTATGAACCGTTAAAAAGGCAAGCAGTGGCCTCCTCCACGCGTGTCGTAGATGCAACACACCCTTCCTCTCGTCTTCTCTTTTGGTTCACAACACAGAGTGCACTCGATGCAAACCAGTACAGTCGCTATCTCAATCCCGTGGGGACAGGTGAATTCTATAACACGGTTGCACTCTATATTGCGGGGCGTGATCGTGAAACGGAATTCTCACCAATGATCTGGAATCAATTACAGATGCTTGCAAAGGAGGAACGAGATCCTGGAGGTGGACTTTCTGTGATGAACTGGGGTCTTGGTGATCTTCGTGGTGAAAGACAACCTGCAAAGCAGCCCGATGGAACATTGAACTTTTCAACAGCAGATCGCCCAACTCTCTATGTGAATCTCACAGATCCGGGAGAGAACTCTACACAAATGAAGGCTGTGGTGGATTCATGGTCCTTGTATGAAGTAGAGAAGGGTCGCGGCTCGCTGAGGTATGCAAATTAATCAGTGTCGACTGCTTTTTGTCCTAAGGAAGGCGGGGCTTCATCAAAACAGATATTAATCCATTGTTTATTGGTATCCTTATTAAATTCCACATGAATCAAGTCTTTGTGTGCAATTCGCTGAAGTTGGCCAGGTTGAGAAAAGATGAGTAGTTTGAAGTTACAGGAGGGATTAAATGCACGGATCAGATTTGAGAATGTTTCTACATCTTCATATGTGATCAACTGGGGTATTTCCTCCCGAATAAAAAGAATGTTATTTCCGCTCATGAGATCGGCACGCAATCTTTCTGCCCGTCGTTTAATAGTACCCATATAGTCAACATCCTCATAGTGCGCGCTGCGAATACGAGTGTTGGCTAGAAAATTATTTCCTGGAAAAGCAACTTCATTTCTTGTAGGATATATAACCTTATTTTGAAGAATCATTTCAAGAATAATCAATACATCCTTAAAATAGCTCGATAAATGCCATTCAAATACTGAACTGGGACCCTTTAACATAAGGCGTTCCAATTCATAGCTTATATTACAACCCTCGCCCAATGCAATGATTGTTGTTGGCATTTATTAATTTATATACTTTTTTACTCGGCAACAGGCGCAGGAGCCTCCACAGCAGCAGGAGCCTCCACAGCAACAGGGGCCTCCACAGCAAGAGGCGCTTCCACAGCAACAGGCGCTTCCACAGCAACAGGGGCCTCAAAGCATCCCAGGATCACACTCTTATTCGTATCAGGGTTGAACTTTGTCTGAACTACAAGATTATTCGCAACTTCCACAACAACATCTGAACGGGAGAAGATAACCAGCTTAAAAACAGCCGCGGGCGCAATCTTCTTCACGAGGGCAGTGAACGTTTCGATATCCTCTTTCGTCGCCGTATCAGGAGTATCCTCGCGAACAAACACAACACTATTTCCCTTTGTAAGGTCCGCCTTGAGCTGTGCAGCGCGGGCCTTCACGATTGAGAAGAAATCAACATCCTCGTACAGTCCAGTGCGGATCTGCGTATCCGCGAGGAAGCTGTTTCCAGGAAACTCATTTCTCCGTGTAACAGGGATATCCTGGCCCTCGGCCACCAGCTTTAGAACAGCGAGTACATCCTTGAACTCACCCGAAACAACACCCTCGAATAAAGAGTGCTCCCCTTTCAGTCCAAGGCGCGTAAGCTCGTGGCTCATAGAATCGGATTCGCCAAGAGAAATAACAGTAACAGACATGGTTCTAATAACCAAACAGAAAACCTGCGCGACCTCCGTAGACCCGGAGAATATTGTAGGTCTCTGCCCATGCATAGATGAAGTACCGCGGGACATCGTTCGGGTTCACCGTTCCCTTATTCGGATGAAGATCCAGCTGCAATTCAATCGTTGTCATCTTATCAAGGTTTGCCTCTCCACTCGGAACCGACGGAGGAAGTAAACCATGTTGAAATCCAAACCCAAGTGAATAATAATATCGATTCACCCACGGACTCTTTTTCATTTCAAGAGACGGAATCAGGGATCGGAAAATGCTGGGCGAATCTGTCCAGTACCTCACAAGCTTTCCCTCGTAAACAAGGCGTATACTTGTAAATGGTTCAGACTCACGAGTACTGAATCCCGGGGAAGGATCGGTGATACCGTAGGGTGTAAGACCCTGTGCATCGGGCCACCACGGAACACTTGTGCCAACACCCGATAAGTCCCGTGTTGCTAGAAAGGGCGCATTGTATCGTGCAGCCTCATATCTCTGTGCCATGAAAAAGAGGTTCCGTGTCGGGTTCGGTATCTTAAGAGGGATCTGAATACGAGGAAGAGTTTCCGTGTCGACTGGCTCGATAGGATAGTGTTGGGGAACCGCAATGCGAATATCTGCAATACGGAAACGATAGGCCTCGGGCTTCTCTAAATACACGTATTCTGCAATTACATATGTATCTCCGAGGGAGAGTGCCGATGGGATCGTAATTCCTGGAACAGCGCTTACAGTTCCAGGGAGACCGTAGACGGAGGAACCTGCCGAATCGCTGTAGTAAAACGGCGCACTCAGCAAAGGTGCATACGCATCTCCCGCAACACTTGCCGAACTCGAGAGTCTTTTACCCTGTGTGGAGACATAGAGGTTCGCCAACGGTGCAAAGTTCACACGGAGAACAACCGAATCACTCTGAATTGCATCAATCGGAAGAAAAGCCCCAGCATCTCCACAGGAAAACCAGAAAGGCAATGGTGTGATCGTGGTTGTCTGTGCCACGGGGCTTGTATCAAGAGGCCCGCCAATACATCCTGGAACAAATCCATTCTCTACCCTCTTCAAGATCTTGCTTGTAAGCGTTGTCTTCTCTAATGGCGTGTAAAACTCATCAAGGACCTCGAGAAGCCGCCCATCTAGACGCTCACACCGTGTTCCTCCAATATCGATGGAAGCCTCTGTAATGAGTGCATGTCCAAGAGAATTCGTCCAGCCTACCACAGGGCCCACAAAGCCTAGACCGTTTGAGTTACAATAGGCTTGTGCTGCAACCTGAGGCGTCTTAATATCGGGCATTGTCGTTACGAGGTAAAGACGAGAAATTAAGTGGGCTTTCCTGGGAAGTGTGAGGGTGGCTGCAG